AGAATATTATCAATTCTTTTCTTCATCCAATTAGAAAAGTTTCTTTCATCCTTAGTGGTGTAGTACTTCACCAAACAATCTTTCTGCTCAGTAGTGAGTAGCTTACCATACTTTTTATCAAAATTCTTTAAAGCAATACCTAACGCCAATTGTTCTGTTTGTACTTGTTCGGTGGGTTTGTCAGTATGGTGAGCATTTGCTTCTTTAATTCTCTTAGCTTCCCTATTCTCTACTAAATGCTCAAAAATATTCTCTTCACAAGTAGATCTATCACGACTCGTAAGGTATTGGCCACCCATATTAATATGGCCTTCATTAATAAGAATATTGAAACTGGCAAAAAGTTTATAATTAGGAACACTTACTTTCATAATCTGTTTACGATCACAAACCTTACTTATTTCTTCTAATAACTTACTATTTTCATTATAAAGCTTTTGAGAATTAACAGTTTGTTCATATTCCTTAATTAAATTGCCATAAAAACGAGTAGCATAATAAGGGTTTCGTGCCTCACTATACAACAATTGTGAATAAATCCTATAAGCCTTAGAAATTTCTGTTTCAGCCATAAAGTTTTTCTTTATAACAGAAAAGATTCCAGCTGCGGTTTTATTGTGGCCCTTAGAAATCTCATTTAATACTGCATGGTTTAAGATTTCAAAAAGAATGCCAACATTACGCTGTTTACTATGTTTCATACTTAACCCCAATATTTTATAGTATCGCCTAAAATAAATATATTACTACTTAACTTAAATTAATCCTCTTTAGCCTTCATTAACGATAAAGTTGATTCTTCTAACTTATTTTCCGCTTGATCCTTTATAAGATTACCCATCATATCATTCATTACATGGTCATATTTCATAATATCAGAGATGGTTCGATCAAACATATCTTTTTTACTTCTACGATTTTTTGCTTTCTTACGAATAAAATCAAGCGTCTTTTTCATCTCTTCGTTTTCTGGATCATTAAGTTTATCTTCTAATTGCTCCGACTCACCATCTTCATTAAAAGCATAATTCTTAGGATAGCCAGGCAACTCTCTTGTACCAATAGGATCATAAGGCATGGCATCTTGAGTGTATTGTCTTGTGGTATTTTCTTCTGCTGAATCATCACCACCTGTTTCATCTTCTTCACCAGCACCTTCTTCACCTCCACCCATCGGCGGTGCGCCACCACCGGCCATTGGATCAGGTTGTTCACCCATCTTTAACTGCTCAATAATATAAGCTTCATGCGCTTCCTTCTCAATCTGTAAATTAATATCTACAATTTCAGAAGCCGAGAGTTTTAACACTTCTTTTTGGATATAATCTAATGACAACAATGGAGAGTCTGCCATGTTGCTCGCTGTATCAAAACGACTACCCATCAATTCAAGGTGCATCATTTCCGTAACCGTAGAAGGATTAGTTAATCTTAAATCAAAGTTGTAAATGGAAGATTCATCATACCCACGCAAATAAAGGTGGACAAGTGATATCTTCGCCAATTCACTGACAACAATCTTTTGAATGCGTTGAATAGTTCTCGCAAATTTAATATCCTCCTGTGCTAGTGTTGACTTACCCGACAAGTCTTCTTCAGCAGTAAGATACGACTTAGGTACACCCAACGAAATAAACAATTTATTTTGTAAGTATTCTATATCTTCAATCGCTGCAGCATTTTCACCACCAGGCAATGTCTCAATTCTACTACCTCTATCACCACGAACCGGAATGAAGAAATCTTCAAGAATAGATTCGGGGTTATACCTCATATCAAGATTACCATTAGATTCTTGTGTAACCGCAATTCTCTTTAGCTTGTCTCTTGCATTCTGCATGTAAGAGTCTACATCTCTTGGAGGAATGTTTCCAACATCCACATAAAACACTCTACGTTCTGGCGCTCTACTGATACGATAAATCAACATCGCATCTTCTGCCATTAACAATTGTTTCCAAACCTTACGAGAAGAATCTAACACCGACCTACCATAAGGTAAAAATCTATCGTCACCTAAAATACGCAAGTGAGAAACTTGATAGTTTTCAAACACTGTATTACCTTGAGCAGTCCACTTAAATCTTAAACTATTAGGATCGTTGTTGTATCCTTCTTCCCTTTCAATCTCACCCACCGGCATTGCAATTGCACCTAACACACCCTCCTTATCAACAATATCTAGTAGATTAAACATATCGCCATACTTGCACATATTTCTAATCCATGTCCAAAGGTGAAAATCTAAATCTAATCTTTGATACAGCAACTCTTCTAACTCATGTATGATTTTATCATCATCTGAAACAATTTGTATTATCTTCCCATCTTCAGCATACGTCATAGAGTCATCAGCATAAATGTCTAAGGCTCTTGTAATCTCTGGGTAGTGATCCATCTCTTCATAATCTTTTACCCTCTCTAGTCTCTCTACTCCACCAACCAAAGATTGCTGATATAAAGCAGATGATGCTCTTTGGAAAGTATCAAAGGCTTGTTTTTGCGCTCTGATTCCGGGGCGCTCCGTAGGCACCTTATAAGAAGCCGAGCCACCTTTTAGTATTTTCTTTAGTATATCAAATCTATCTGCCATCTTACCTTCCTTTATTTAACCGTGGTTGCATAAAACATAACTATTGCTATAATTACCGGAATCAATCCACCAATTCCGCCCCATACACCAGCCTTAACTTTTAATGTAGCTATATCAACTTGTATTTGCGTAAGTTTGTGCTCAATACCATTAAACTTATCATCATGGTCATCAAGCTTCTCCATTACCATTTTTTCATATCGACTCCACCCATTATCTTCAGCCATTAACTCATCATCCATCGTAAATCTTCTCGTTGGCCATTGCCAGTGTCAAAGGTAAAGTGTTCTTCCATTTTTTCCTTATCATTTTTATAGATACCAAACTGATAAGGTGTAGATTGAAAGTTAAGGCCATTTAATAGTTGCTTCGTCATATCTTCATCATGGTTATTAAATTTAAGAGTAGTTGACCTTACATACATTCCAATAGATAAAGACATTACAAGATCATCGTTGTAACTTGACATTGCCTCGGGTTTGCCATTATTAAATATAAAGGTTTCCAACTCATTCTGCGTTCTTTTTGAATGTAAAATAAAATCATGGGTTCTTAAATCTTCTTCCATACGAGCCACACAAGCTGGTCTACTTTTCATACTCATCGTAAAACCAGGTACTGCATTCTTTGGTACATTGTAAGGATCGTAATGTAATTGATTAGAATTACCTTCATGTATTCTAGTTAAATCTTTTATAGTCCAATACATATTTTTATATTCCATCTCTATGATTTTCATAACCACATGATGGCCCATAGAAGCATTTTCAACCACTATGTATGCATTATTATATTGAACGGCTGTATTATGAACAAGATGAGCGTAAACATCAGTATTAAGTTTACCCTTATACTCTGCAACCTGCTCATAGTTTTCCACATCAATAACATGAAATGCAGAAAAATCATCACCATCACCTCTTGCAACATCAGCAGAGAGTATGTATTGTTTATCATAGTCGGGATATTTCCATATCCAAAGATTTTTATCTACCCAAGTTTTTTCTTCTGGCTCTCTCATAAATGGTCGAAAACCATTATCTGCTTCTTCTTCATCATTAGGATGTTCTTCGTACCAACTTAAGGCTTTTAAACTAACTACATTATTACCCGATTGAAGAAAGTCACAATCATGTTCTTGTGCAAAAGCTTGATCACCTATTTTCTTTCTTTCGTTTCTACCCCATTCTTCATCTCTATCGGGATGAAAATGCCATGGCAAATTGATAGGAGTAAAGGAAATATTTTTATCACCTACTCTTTCACTAACGCCAGCTTGAGCCTCTATATAACTTTTATGAAACCAATTACCAATACCATTTGGTGAAGACAACACCACACAATCACCACCTGTTGCTAATGTAGGTTGAGCAGCAGTCCAAATACCATCCATCGCCTTAATAAAAGCTGCCTCATCAATAATCAACAAACTTAATGCTTCTGAACGAGCAGCATCTTGAGCGTTAGAACCAGTTGCGCCTGCTTTTATTTTGGAACCGTTTGCTAACTCCATACTTTGACGATTGTCGATAGTTACTTCAGATTTTAACCAGAGCGGTATTTCATCTAAAAAAACCCTTACCTTATCCACTAAGTTAGTAGCTGTGTCTCTTTTAGTAGCAAGAATAAAAATTTCCTTGTTCTTAAAAAAATTAGCCATCCAACCTGCATAAGCAGCACACAGAGTAGAAATACCTAATTGTCTTGCCTTTAAAATAATATTGTATGAGTTATCAAGAAAACTTTGTAAAGTCTCTTCTTGGAAGTCCCAAAGCTCAAATGTCAAAAGACCCTTAGTGGGGTGGCGTATTTTACCATACTTCTTGATGAAGTAAATCGGATCTTTTCTACATCTTACGTATTCTTCTGCTTGTTCTTTATCCATTCTTACTTCTCATGGTTGATGCCTAAATAAGCCCGGTAAAATACCCATCGTATAATCTTGTTTCTGCCACCATCCGTTTGCCTCTACCTGTTCTTCAAAATCAGGGCTTCTTGCATTAGGTGGGGCAATCATTTCTTTAAACCCTATTTTAGCTGCTAAATCTAAAAACCATTCTTTGCTGCACAGAAAAGGGTTATTACTCCAATTTGCATATTGACATGACATACGCCATAAAACAGTTTCACCTTCTTCATCTATCTTTTCACAAATATCAGAATTATTATAACCAAATTTATCTTCTACTGCAAAACCTATCCACCAATTCTTTTCCGGACAACCTTTCCGACCAGTATCAGAACCATTATCATTTCCTGTAAAATCAATCTCGCCAGCCCAATGTTTAGCCTCGTTAGAAGTATGTATGTAATCTTTTACTTGGCGATATTTTATAATATCTACATTATCTTTCTCAAGATTACGGTACCCTAACTCTAACTGTTTATAAATATCATTTTTATCGGACACTAATTCAAAATCATTCTCTAAAAACAAAACATATTTTGTATCACACTCCG